TCAAACGCGTCCGCGTCAACCGCTTCGACCGAGGTGAAGTAGGTTTCAGCATCCGTATCATACGAACCAGGTGCCGGGGCAGGCACATTAAAGTTTGCTCGAATCGCATCCTCAATCGCCGCCTCATTGCTGTCATCGGGATAGACCAACACCGCCGTAATTTCATCGTAGGTCAGACTCGTTAGCAGCCCGTCCATTGTCGTAACCGCGCTGATGTCCTGCGAGGTCAGCGTATTCAGTGTAACCGTACCACCGTTGTCGGTAACGGCATAGACGCTCGCACCCGTCAGCCCCGTGAAGGCGGCAGCAAAGTCAAGGTCATCGTCAACGCCGTCATCGGCTGCGCTCGGGTTTAGCAACCCATCTTTAACCAGCACCCCGTTCTCCACCACCAGCGGCTGCGCACCGGAGCTGGCTTGCGTCGCGTTGTAGCCGTTGCCCGATTGGTCGTAGAGCGTGACGAGGGCGGCGGAGGAGGTTGTAGCTGTTAACGTAATGGCCCGCACCCTTATTGTGTCAGTACCGTTGCCTGTAAAACTAGCAGCACTATTGTCCGTTGCGTCAATTCTCAGTCGGGTATCACCAGTAAACGCCCTACTTTCTGATACGTCAATCCATGTGTCGGTCGGCTGACTATCATACTCGGCAATTAAAGCCCCACCTTGGTCTACTAAATCAAAGCCATCAATTTGACTATTGGTGGATGGAATATATACCTGCAACACAACTGACGTATTGCCTCCCTGCGAAACGGAACCTGTTGGGGTGTAAATCGCATGAATGCCTGTGTCCGTATTAATGGTAAACGTAAGCTCGCTCGATGCTGCGGCCAGCGACCCACGGAGTGCAGTACACCCATCAACCCCCGCGCTGAAGTCACTCGCATACGTCACCACATCCTCATTCGCCCACGCAGTCGCCGTCCCGTTCGCAATCTCAGCACCCGTAAACGCACGGTGCGCGTCGTCCGATGTGCGGCCGCTGACACCCCATCCGCCAAGCTGGGACGCTCCAGAAACTGAAGCCGGTCCAGCTCGCGCAGGGGGCTGTGCGGGTCCCGTATCAGGCTGTTGGCGGCGATGCCCATTATTTTGTCATCTCGGTGATGTGAATGTAGCCATCCACGCTACCGTCCCGAATCACCTTGCACGCTTCGGCCATGCGCCGATCCCATATGCCGCTCTTGCCGTCTGCGACAAAATGACCATTGCTGGTTGTCGGGTCGCTTCCGTCAAATGTGAACCGCGCATTCGCGCCATCGAGCGTCCAGAATACGTGCGTCGTGATGTCGTTCAGCGCCGTACCAATCAGGTCCGCTGCCGTGTCGTCAACGGTGGTTGATTGGTCGGTGACCGATGTGCTGTCATTTGTAGCCGTTGGCACAAGTGCCGTGTCAATGTTTGTTACCCTGATTGCTGCCAATCCCATGATGTGTTTCTCCTAAACTGTTGGTGCCTTGTATACGTTAATTCGTGTGCCCCACTGGCCCTGGCGCTCCTGCCGCTCCAGAATGTCCAGTTCCTTAAACAACAGGTCTTGCGCACGCGCTTCCTCCTGCTGGGAGCGCTCGTCCTGTTCGGCCCGTAGCCAGTCGGCATAAGCCCCCTGTGCCACGTACTCTGAAAATCTCATTGGTATCGTGTCTGTGTTGCTGTCAAACTCGGGATACCGCTCCTTGTAGATTACCCATACCTCATCCGGTACGTTGTATCCATACACATACACATCGTCCTGTATGCGGCGCGTTTGGTAGTGTCGGATCTGGTCCGAGACCGTCAGCAACTGATCCACATCCGTTACATCCAGAATGTGGCTCATGTCCGTGGGCGCTGCAAACGCCTGGTCCGTCAGCACCTCCTCACTCTGGTTGATCGTCTCCGGCCAATCGGCCGCATCCCATATTTCACGCAGCCGCGCCTGGGCGTATTGAGTGAACAGATCAACCTCGTTCGCCTGCAGGTCGGAATACTCCAATCCGCAGCGGGCGGTCCACCGCTTTAAAACGTTCTCGTAGGTCTGCGTGTATTCAGCCATTAGACAACGATCCTCGCTTTCTTCTCGGCGGGATCCGGCTTGTACTCGGGATTGTCGCGAACAAACTTGAACACGTTTGACCGGTCATCCCAAAAACCATCCTCCTCCTGAGCCCAGCGAAACCATGTTCGCGCATCAGTACTGGCAATCTTCTGCCCCAAACCGTCAATATGTTTGCGCGGCCCATGCGCGCGCTCTGCTTCCCTCATTGCCTGCACGCGGGCAAGCCGTTGCGCCTTCTCAAGCTCAAAGCCCTTGCGCAACTCCTTCTCAAATCCATCCATCCATGCCGGGCTTCCGGCTTCGGGTAGGGTCTCCTCCAGTGTCAGTATCGGCATAATAGAAGGGGCAGCAGGGGAGTTGCCCCTGCCACCCTCTAAGCTGGTTGTGATTAGACCTTGTTCAGCTCAAGGAGCTGCAGGTAGATCGTCACGCTACCGGCGTCGATGTCGGCCGGGGCACCTGTAGCAGCCTGCGTGGCAAACTGTGCTACGAGTGTATCCGCAGCAGCGGCATTGGAATCGGCCAGAACGGCAGGAATGCCGCCAGCCACATCAACGAGAGGGCCAGCCGTCTTCACGGAAGTCTCATCAATGATGGAGTCCACGTTCCCGTCTGTGCCGACAGCCATCGTCAGCGTGCCGTCCGTAGTGAACGCAGTCGTCACATTCGCGAATCCGCGAAGTACAACCCAATCTGCTACGGTCGTAATCAAGGACACGGTAACGGTATCACCGTCCGTGGTCCAGGTTGAGTCATTGATGTCAGTGTAGTCAATGACGAATTTGTGTGTGCAACCTGTCGCCGCACGTTCCTGTTCGTTCAGGTACTGCAGGCGGTCTGCACTATATGCTACTGATTGGTCAGCCATAATTATTTCCTCCTAGGTTCTAGCTGGTGCCGTCGAACTTGCCGAGGCCCTTGGGGTTTTTGCACAGGAGAGTCACAATGGCTTCACAGTAACCCCGGCGTCCCGCGCCGCTGTCATCAAGCTCCTTGTCAAAAGGAGGCTCAAGATAGCCAACGGAGACCATCGAGGGGTCGATCAGATAACCCCGATAGCGAATCGTATCGCTGAGCGCGGACGAACCACTGGAGCGGGCGTTAAACAAATCGGGAATGATGTGAACGATACCAAAGTCACCGTCATACGTATTCACGTTGAGGGTGATTTTCTTAGACTCCGCAGCCTGCGTGACCGTATAGGTCGTGTCGTTGCTGGAGGTGTCCGCACGCTCAAAGTTACTGATTGTGCCCTTGAGTCCGGGACCGGCAAACAACCGGTAGGTCTTCTTGGCGCCACACTGTTCGTATGCGCTCTGGAGAACCGAGTTGAAGCCCGCTTCCGTGGTACTGGACCCATTGGAATCTTCCGAGTCGGACGGCGTGCGCACGCTGGACGGAACATTCGTGTTCGTGGAATCAATCCACTTGCCGAGTCCGCGCATCTTGTACGGGGTTGACCCGCTCTGCGCAGCCGCTTCCTGATCCGCACCCAAAGCACTCTCAATCGAGAGCTTCAGTTGCTTCATCGCCTTCGCCTTGGCATAGGCAATGTCATTGGAAACACCAGCAGTGTTGACCAGTTCCTGTTCGCGGGAGACCTGATAGCTCTGACGGAACTTCTGGTGGCGGGACGAAAGCATTTCGCGTCCGTCGCCTTGGTCGGTGAAAGACGCAACGTCTTCGCCTTCCAGTACGCCATCAAAGTTCGGGGCGTCCAGGTCGTCTACCTGATATTCGACCAACATCGCCTTCGGTGTCGGTCCCTTGGAAAAGGAGCTGAGTTTCGGGGTTTCCTCTGGCTCAACTCGCGTCAGATAATCAAGGATGTGCTCCCTGTTACCAGTCTGATTATAGGTCGTTGCAATTGGCATTTATTTTCCCTTGCGGTTGGACTTCGACCGCTCTTTTGCGGCGAAGTAAGCCACCACGTCTTCCTGGGAAAGGGATGTTTTGCCTGAGAATTGTTTTTCTATCTGTGAAACCTCGTCGCCCGCATTGCTGCTGCTCGGTGGCGCTGTGTCGTCTGCTGTAGGCAGGTTGGGCGGGGTCTCGCGTTGCCGCCGGGGGCGTTCCTGCTCCTGCTCCGTTCCCGGGGCGGAGGCAGTCTTCTTTCCCGACTTCTGCTGAGCCGCTTCCCACTTGTCAGCGTCCACCAACCGTGAGGCGAATACCATTGCATAGGGATTGTCTTGCAACCCCAACTCGCCCATCGTCTGCCAATACTTCATCAGCGGTTGATGGTCAGGATGCTCAGTGTCCTTCCACGCGGGATACTTGTTCAGTACCGCCTGCTGCGTCTGGAACTGAGTCTGCAATGTGCGTGCTCTGGTCGGGATGACCTTCTCCATGACATTGCGGGCCTCCTTGCGCATTGCCTTAATCTGGTCGCGGTCGTATTCAACCCCGTTGACCTCCACGGACATCTCATCAATATGATCGTCTGCCCAATCGTAGGTCTGCTGGGCGATCTCACGCATCTGCTGCAACTCATCAAAGGTGTTAGCCTTTTCGACCCGATCCACGAATGGTAGGGTCTCGTTCGCTTTTGCCTGCTCGCCGCTTTCCAGCTTCTGCAATTTCGCTTCCAGGGCGGCATACTTTTCTTCTGCCTCCTTGGCCCGCGCCGTCAGCTTGTCGATGCGCTTTCGCGCACGATTCGCCGCACTCGGTTTCAACTCTGAAAGAACATCGTCGTCATCATCGGATTGCTCCTCAGATTCAGACTCCAATTCACTGTCTTCTCTATCAGGTTCTGTTTCAGGCTCCTCGTGGGTGGCTTGTTCAGCCGATTCGCCTTCCCCTTCCTCTGACACGTTTTCGGCGTTGCCCGCCTCCTGCTCTTGCAGGGCTTGTGCAAACCTCCCTTGGATCTCTGCGAAGGCCAGGTTGCCTTCATCCACTACACTCTCGGTTTGTTCAGCGACCGGTGCATCTGCCGCTTTTGCTTCGTCTGCCATTTTTGCTACCTACGTTAAGTTGTAAGGGCCAAGGTATTGCCCGTTCTATTGCGCTACTCACGCAACATGGTAAATTAGTATATCAATATTCAGGCTGCGCATCCAGCACATCCTGAATGTCGTCGCGTATGCGGTCCACCAATCCCGCTGCGCCGTGGTAATATTGCATGACCTCGGGCTTATCGAGGTTCATGGACGCCATCTTGTAGGCGTCGATCTGCTCATCCTTGAGGATCTGCAGGAAGCGACCAAACTCCGCTTGCGCCATTAGCACCTCGTAGACCTCCTTGCGGTCCTCGCGGGGCGTCTTCCAGTCCCAACTGTCAAGAATTTCTTGAGGCTTCATCTTACATGTTTCCAGGTGCCGTGCCGAGTTTTCCAATTTGGGCGTTCTGGTTCTGCTGTTGCTGGAATTGCAACTGCTTCTGATGCTTCTCCATGCGAGCGCGGAAGGCTTCATCGCTCTGCAGGCGCTGCTGTACGTCGGTTGCCGGGATCGTCTCGCTGCCTTGCAGATAACTCTGGAAGACCTGCATGCGCAAATCAGGATTAAACGGCGGCTTCAGGTCAACGTCCTGACCGGACCACATTTGCGTGATCAGCTCACGCTCCTCCTCCATCTCCTTCTCTGTGGCTTCCTCTGCCGGTCGCAGAATGCGTCCGCCTACCACCGGATCAATGCCGCTGATAATCTCACCCAGCAACGCTGACCAGTCAGTGCGACCGCTGCGGTCATACTGCATGGCAACGTCCGCAATCTCGCGAAGCTTCTTGAGGTTGTAGTCAGGATCAATCCCGCGCACATCAAACTCAATGTGAAAGTCATACTTCTCGTTTTCAGCATCCAGCACCATCAGTTCCGGCGTCGGCTCGCTGCCCGTCACCCTAAAGAATTGCTCCTCGGGTCCAAACTGCTGCCACAGGGACCACACATCCCGCATGACCATCTTCCAACTCTGCAACCATTTCTGAACCAAAAAGTCCTGCTTTACCCTGGCCTCGTTGGAATCTAACTCGCTCGTAGCACGACCAAAATACTTGCGGGCACTATCATACAGGCTCTGCTCAACCTCCATGCTCCCTTGATCAAACTGCGGTATGGCTCCCCACTGGTACTCGTCTGGTGAGCGGCGGTACGGGACGCGCGTGCCTGGACCCCAGGCGTCAATCTTGCGGCCAGTAGGATAAAGCAAGGGCGGGTTGGTTGCCAGGCTGGCACGGTCTATACGGGTGTCACGTTCTACTTTAATCTGGCTCTGCCAGTTGTGTGCTACTTCCGGGTAACCCCGCGTTTCCATCACGCGCCTGCTCAACCGTTCCCGCCCAAAGAGTACATACGGATAGCGCTGGGGCCGGTAATCCAGGATGCCTTCCTTGGCGTATGCGCGTACCCCGTCAATCTCGCTGACATGCGGATGGAAGATGGTATATCGCGTCTCCGGCACCCCGTCCTCGTCGCTGGTCTTATAGTAACAGCAAACAAGACGAATGTTCTCCGTCTTGTTGTTTGCCTCAACACCATACCGGCTGTCCCATTCCGTGTTCACCCACGCCTCGGCGCTGATCGTGTCATCGCGTTGCGTGCGGATAATGTACTCCACAAAATTCTTGTCCCACCCGTCTGTGCGCACCTTCGCCCGCAACTGGTCAGGCGTGTACCACTTGTCCTCAAAAACATATGGCGACTTCTGGATTTCCGTTGTCCCAATAGGGATAAACAAATCCCGGTCCAGCGACAGGGCCTTAATACATGGGCGGTTCCAGACAACCTCCGGCAACCCAATCCGCGTGCGTCCCGTATTGCGCAGCTCCGTCACCATCTTACCGGCCTTCCTGCGAGACAGCTGCGGAAACGTCATCTGCATCATGTCCTTCAGGTCATCGGCATACTCCTTGTCGCTGATAAATTGCGCCAACTCCGGGGCCAACTGCTGAATGTCCTCAATTGTGAAGTCCTTCATCTGTGTGGCAATCTTCTGATCCCACACTACCGCCAGCGCACCAATGCCCTTCTCAAGGTAATAATTTGCCAGCAATTCAGCCTCACACTCAATCTCCTCCATCTGTGAGAACATCAGCCAGCGCATGAACTGGCTCACCAGCTTCGCCCGGCCCATGTCACCCGTCTCCACCGGGTTAGCCACCAGGTTCGCCCGCTTCAGCGCCGTACACAACAACGCCACATCATTGTTGATAAACTCATCGACAATAAAGGTGCGCAGGTCGCTCGCATTCTCCCACGGAAACGCAGGCGTGTCCCGCGTACCATGTTTGCGCCCGTCCTGCGTCTGACCATTCCACAGACAATGACGAATGTCATAATTATCCCGCTGCTGCGATAGCCATTGACTCAAATCACTGACCGTCTCCCGGTAGTAATTTACCAATTCGCTAACATTTGGCCTGCCATTCTCAATAAAACTTTCTGCGCCCGGTTCAGTTTCCATGCAATTCCTCCCGTAAACCCGAAATTATACCAATATTCTCCGCGCTAGACCGCAGTTTTTTTAGCGCCTCCCGCTCAATCCTCTCAATCTCCTCCGCGTCCATGCCCGTATAGTCCGCAATCTCCTGCGCCGAATAGGATCGCCCAGGCACCGCACGCCGCATCATGTCGGCCAGCAATATGTCAGTTGCTTCCATCCCGGTGCACAATCTGGTAAACATTCTCGCTAACATGCCGCACCCGCACAGCCTTGTCCGGCTGACGATAGAACTTCGCCCACCGCTTCGGGATCTGACACGTGCCCCTCCCCTCAATGTCGTGGCCGCGGATCCATATATACCGGTCGTTCGGGGGCAGCTTCTTGCACACCTTCGCCCGCAGAATGTCGTCGCTCGCCTCCGGTTCATACAAAGACTTCTCCGTGAGGCGCTCAAGCGCCGCCCGCGTAAAGCGCAACCGGTCATGCGGGTGCGTAAAGTAATCCGTCCGGTAAGTCAGGCGCTCCTTTGCCAGCGCCTTGACCTCCTCCGCGTCCATCCCCGTTGCCTTGCATACATAATTCAAAGAAACCTTATCCATCAATATCCTCCTGTCGTTGTCGTTTCCACCCGGTTCGGGTCCACGTATTCCAATCCGCTGATCGCTGCATAGCGGCAGCAATCCACAAAGTCCTTCCACGCCTCATCCTTGCCCTCGCGCCCCGTGTACTCCTGCAGGCACATGATCGTCTGCTCGCACAAATCACTTGCCACGAAATGCGTGCGGTTCTGAGCGTCAATCGGCCTGGTGCTGTCCCATGCGATCAGATTCTGCAGCGCCTGCAGCCCCTCATCCTCATGCAACCCCGGCGCAGGGGCAATCATCAGCCCCGCATCGCACAAGTCGTCAATCATCGTGCTGGAGCCGTCCTTGCTCTGCCGCGCAGTTGCCCCCATCCTCGGGTCAATCAACCGCTCAAAGATCTCCTCACCTGCCTCAAGCTGCCGTATCAAATCAACATAGTCCTTGATCCCAAACCCGTTCGGCTTCGCCGCAGGACCGCTCCGGCTGCGCTCGTTCTTGCCCCACTCGCCCCACTCACCATAACTAATGTCAGGCCACTCCCGGTAAACGTAGTGCGTGCCAGACGCATCCACCGCCACCCATATCATCGTCCAGGGCTTCACCGGCGCGGGGTCCACAATTAAATACCGCGTCACCGCATAAGCCGGATCCTTCACAAATGGCAACTGATCGTCCGCAACCACATTGTTCTCCCGTGTGAACCTCGGGAACTTGCCCGTGGCACTCTTGGTCGGCACCCCATATGCCCGCACAAGGATCTTCTCGCGCCGCTCACCCTCCAGATCCTTTGCCAGCCTCGGGTAGCCCCCAAACGCATTCATGCAACTATGGAAGTAAATGATCTTACTGTTCCTGCGCTTGGGTTGCTGAATGTATGGCACCTGCTCGCCATCCAGCAAATCCGCTTCCTTCCATGCCTCAGTCTGCGCTCCTTGCAAAACCTGCCGAACCGTCTCCGTGTAACCGTCAATCGGCGTGAACGTAATCAGGTTCAACGCATCCCGTGTTGCCAAACGAAACCGAATCGTCTCCAGCAACTCAGGACCCAGCAGATACTCGTCAAACCAGTTGCCAATGTTCAAATACTGGTGCCCGTCCTGCGCCTCCGGTGCGCCCAGCTCAGCCCCCTCAATCACGCTTGGGTCGTTCAGGTACTGAGAGTACGTCTTGAAAATGCACTGACTCCCGTTGGGCAGAATGAAATTCTTGTCTGTAAACCCGTTCGCCTTCGTGTAGACAATCTTCGCCACCGTGCCACGCTGCTTCTTCCGCATCTCCTGGGGCAGATAATCCCAAAAGTAAGGCTGCTGGTTCAGCTTGCTCGCCTCGTCGTTCTGGCTCCAGCAAAAGATCCGACTGCCAGGATTCGCCAATAGCGACTGCATGACCAACCAACTTGCGCTGCGCGATTTGCCACTGCGATTCCCACCAAACACCCATGCCTCGCTTACCTCGTCACGCCCCAACAACCCCTCCAAATCCTTCCAGTGCTGCGGCACATGCCCATACCGCAACGGGTCCCGACGCTCATTAGCTATCGCATCATGATACGTCTTGTGGATGAACAACAGCGTCTCCGCGTCCATCTCCGCTATCTCGTCATTCGTCGGTACCTCAGCCGACAAAATAGGATGCGGATCCCACTTTAAAACGTCAGTCATTCAGCCTCCCTCAACTGCCGCTCAAGGATCCGTACAATGCGCTCCTCCTCCTGCCGCAACGCATCCCCACTCACAAATCGCTCCTCGGCCATCCAGAGCAACCGCGCAAACAGCACATGCAAAGCCTCATGCAAGCCCGTCGCAGCAGGCTCAGGGTCTTCGCCGGCCTCCTTGCAGAACTTCACCGTCCCACAGCAGCCCGGCACGTTCAGGCTCGTGCTCGCAATCGCCCCGTCCGCTTCCGCATGCTCCACGCACAAATCATATTCGCTGCATCCCAACAACCCCAGCCAGGTGCGCAGGCTCTCCTCAAACTCCCGAAACTGCTTCTTCCCCGTCTTCATAATCATACATCCGCATTTGTGGAAATTTTTGTAGGTCAAGTGGACCGATATATATACGAGGAGTGGCGCGAAACAGTGCCCCCCTCCCCCCCCCTAGTCCTGCGGTTATTAGACATAATTGATATTGTTGGGGGGCAATTTGCTGCGTAAGTCGTTGATTATCAATGCAACCATTTTAATTGCACTGCATTGCATTCTATTTCTGCCACTAATTTGCGACAATCCGCAATAATTTCTCGGTTTTTTCTCGAAAAGTAAACCGGTCCCC